CGCGCCTGCGCGACTCGCGTGCATCCCACACGGCATCGAGCGCCGCGTGAAGTTCCGCGCGCGTCGTCATTTACTCACTCCTCCGACCGGTTTCGAGTGGTCACCGCTCTTCAGCCACGTTTTCAGTTCATCGATTTGCATTGGCGTCACGTCCATATACACAAGATGAGCGCGATCATGGCCGGCGGCAAAAGCGCGCTGCGCCGCGTCCATCGACGCATAACCGAGAAATACCTTGTGCTCGTCGAAATTCTTGCGCGGCGGCAACTGACGCTGATCGAATACATAGGCCCAAGTGGATTCCGGCTCCGGACCGAGAGCGAAGTCCATTGAATCGCCATCCGCGCCGTCTATGCCTTTGATGTATCCGTAGTGGTAGGGCAACGGACGACCGTGGCGCTCTTCGCCTTTGCGAGTCTCGATGACAAGCGGCAGGCCGTGAACGGTAAGCTCGCCGCGCGACGGGCCGTCGGCGTCGTGCGCGGTGGTGCGCAGCGCCGCATCGCGGTTCAGCACCCATCGTTGTGCCGCTTCAAATTTATAGAATTTTTTGTACTGCACATTTGGCATTAACGATTCAGCCGCCGCGTAAAAGTTAGCGATAAAGTCGAATCCTTCTTTTGTCACTGAACCCACAGCGACGCCAGCCGCATTTCGCACTTTTACAGGCACTTGCATTTCGGCGTCGTGCACCTCAGCCACCGGCGCTACATCGTCGGGATCGCGCAGCAAGCCGTCGTCGTCATAGTCTGCGGCCTTTGCCTCGTCGTCTTCGTTGTCTTCATTCTCCGGTTTCTGCGGCGCGCCTTTGCCCTCAGCGAGTTTGTCGGTCTCCTTCAGAGCGGCCGTGGGCGAACCGGCCGGGTCGAGCGTCTTGCCGCCCTCTTCACCGAACAGGCCTTCGCCAAGCTCGCCTTCTGCCTGCACTTCGTCTTTCAACTTTTCTAGCGCTTCGTCCGTAATGCTGCCGCCGAACCCGGTCGTGGCTGCAGACTTCTTGACTTCGGTGCCGCCTTGCCGCGGCGTCATGATGCCGGTATTGATGCAAACGGTAACCGCGTCCACGGTGTTCTTCGCCAGTTCCGCCTTCTCTTGCTCAGTCAGCACGCGGATGCTTGGGAAGTCAAGATCCATATCGTCCGGCACTTCACCGAGCTCGCTGACCATGATTACCGGGTACAGCTTCTCGAGTGCCGGGCGCAGCGACGTATTGCCTTCCGTCGCGACGGTCTTCTCATAGATGCGCTCGTCGCCGTCGCCGGCCTGGCCCAAGCCGTTCAGCGTGCGGCCCCAAAGCAGACTGACAGGCATCTTGGCGGCGCCTGCAAGTTGAAGTTGGAAAGCTTGAATGAGCTCATAGAGCCCGCTGAAGCTATAGTCGATCTTGCTCAGCTCGCCGTCCTTCGGCAAAAGCACGAGGGATTGATTCGAGAGCATTTCGTTCACAGCGCCCATGCGCTGCGCGAACGCCTGATTAGCGCCCTGCGGCCCGCCAAGTCCGGACAACAGCGAAGCCAAGTCCGGCATGCGCATGCCGATGATCTGCGCACGATAACTCAGACTAAGCGCGTTGTAGCTCACGTTGTCGTAGCTAACAATGGATTGCATTACCGGCGCGAGCACGCTCATGCCCCAACCGCTATATGCCGAGCGCTCCGGCTCAGGCATCATGGGACCGGTAAAGCGAATGATGCGGCTTGAATGCACGCGGAACGAAGCGCCGTCCTTGCCGTGGCACTCATAGTACTCAGGCAGGCCGAAGTTAAGCGGACGGTCGATGTCGCTGCATACTTCGCTAGACGGCGTGATGCCGCTCCAGCGGTCGAACACCGTCAGGCCTTTGTAGCTGTTGAGCTCTACTTCATCAAGGTCAAGCGGCTCGTCGAGCTTCTTCTCGTGTCCCTTGATAACGATGAGCGCGCCAGCGCCACCGAACAAACGGCCCATGGTCAGGCCTTCGAGCACTTGGTTCTTGGTGTTCGTCTTGCGAATGATGCGGTCGATCTTTGCCGTATCTTCTGGGTCCGTGTCGCCGAGCACCGTGGGCCACGTCTTGACAATATCCTGCGCTGGAGCTTCGACGATGCGCCGAGCAACCCAGCTAACCTCGAACATCGACATGACGGCCCAGTAATTAAGTGACCAGCGTTCGATGTTGTATTGAGTGCCGTTCTCTAAGCTCGTCGTGCCGAAGCCGGTGCGCGCGGCTGGGTTAGAAAAAAAGTCGGCGATGCGCGCGAGCTCTATGCCGCGGCCTTGAATGCCAAGATCGCGTTCGGCGAAATTAGGCTTAACGCGCGAGCGCTTTTTCATTGTCGTTTTTACAGCCACGCGCTCGCCTCCTTAATCGATACCGAGTTCAGTGTCTTTCGGTTCAAGCCAGATTACTCGTTCTTCGGTAAACAGCGTCGGTTGCACGCGCCCGTCTTTGTCCTGAAGAAACGCCCACAACCCACGCACGTCGGAATCAAGCACCATGGCGAGTATTTCCGTGTCTATTTCAAACGCGCCTAGCACGATGGTGTCGCCGAGTCGTGCCTCAATGCGGCGGCGCGGCGTTCTCACAGGTTTGAACTGCTGCGTAAGACGCCGCATTGTCGGTCTCCTTGCTAAGCGGTTGGCGACGTGGGCAAAAGAACATCGCCGTTGTTCGGATCAATCGCAACAAAGGTATCCAACTGTCCATATTCAAGAGACGCCGTAACTTGCACGTCTGACGAGGATAGCCAGTCGCCATTTTCTGGCGCCAAGTACGCCGTGAATCGAACCCCTGAATTGACGCCCACGAAAGCTACGGTACAATTGCACGCCGACTCATGTGGCCGCGCCATGATCAGGCGGCCGATAATCTCATGTTTCACGTTGTACCCGCGCCCACGAACTAAGTCTCCAACTTTTGCTTCTCTTCCGTTCTTGTAATGCATTATCGGCTCCTGTCAAGTTGGTCAAGCGTAGGTTTCGGATGTACGCGGTGGCCGCAGTCGACGACTATGCGCGTTCTGTCGAGCGTAGAACGCAGCGCCGCGCGCACAGCCGAAGCGGCGGGAGAGAAGTACTCCAACGCCGCCGCCTCGACTTCTTTGTCGCTGTTATACAGCACGCTAAAGTTAGCCATGCAATGTTACTGCTGCACGTAGCTAAGTACGCCGGTCTGCGTACCGGTGCCGCCATTGACGATGCACAATGCATTGCCGGCGGGCGCGGTGACGATTGCGCCGCCCCAGCCCATCGTGATTTGCGTATTCGCCGCGCCGCCCATCGCGCCGGTAAGCGCCGTGGTGCCGGAGGCGCAGCTGGCTACGGTACTATACTCGAACACCGCAGTTGCGGTGGTGGCCGATACGGAGAAGGTGGCCTGGCAAACGTAAACGGCCTTGCCCGCGCTTGCCGCAACCAACTGCGTAGTGCCTGCGCCGCTCGTGTTGATAACGACCGATGAAGTGGCCGCCGACGGATTCTTGCATGGGTCGCCGGCGCCGCTGACATTTGCAAGCACTTCGGTCTGCGTCGGGCTGAAGCTGACGCTGATAAGTCCGGCCGTAGGATATGTCGAAGAGCACGCATAAGTCGCGGTATAACTGTCACCGGTCGGCGCAATGGTCGGAACGATGTAGAACTGCTGCGCGCCGGTCGCCGGCGTGAAGCTCGTAGTGCTGATGGCGGAAGTCGCGACGGTCGCATTGTTCTGCTGATACTTCAATACGATGGTGCAACCGGACGGCGAGCCGGTAACGCCGCTCTCGGTAATGTTGAGAGTGCCGGCGCCAGAGAAGTTGGGAAGCCGCACATTGCCGCTGACGACGGTCGCGGTGGCTACGGAGCCGGTAAAGAAGCTGATGCCTGCATCGGCGGTATACGTCTGGGCAAAGATTGTAGAAGGCAGCGCCAGTGCTACGAGGGCCGCCAGCGTGGTAAGCAATTTCTTCATAACGCTGCATTCTCCTTTGGTGTGTTTTCAGTTAAGTTCGGCGCGCACAGCAAATCGATGTACGCGGTAAGTTCTTGGAGCTTGTTCATTACGACGCGGCTGGCAGGTGCCTTGCGCGGCGAATCGAGAACGACGGCATTGAGCTTGTCAAGCTTACGCAGCGCACAGGCCGCGCGTTGACGAATGTAACAGGGACGCGCGCTCACTGCGCCGCGGCTTTCAATTCTTTGAAACGCCGTGCGACGTTCGGCAGTTGCTTTGCAGCTTCCGTCTTATCGTCAAGCGCCATGACACGCAGCTTCGTGAACTCGGTACTAAGCGCTACGGCCTTCATCGCCAATTCAAACGTCGTCATGCTGTGACTTCCTCCTCGATTTTGTACTTCGCAAATTGTTTCTTGAATGCCTGCAGCGTCATCATGTGAGTGGCGCCATGACTGTAGACTTTGTGCGGCCAGTTAACGTCGCCGAGCGTAAGCAGCGGTTCAGGATAGCAGCGGTCGTTCGGCGAATCGCCTGCATTGTAGTGGCCGAGCGTTGAATGGATACCGGCCAGCGCTTCAGGCGAAGGAGGATCGTCCCAGAACACAATCACGTCTTCCATGATGTCGTGGCTGTGACGAACGCGCGCATCCTTCGACGTACGCCATACGTAGCACGGAATGCTAAGGTCTTCGGCACGCGCCTGCGTAAGCGCGGACGACGCCTTCTGCGACTCGGTCCGCGCAATCAGCCGCACGCGGCTACGCAGCAACTCGGGGAACCTGGTCCGCATCATCTTGGCGATGGTGGCCGGCCGCGCGCCTTGCTGCGTAGCCTTCGCAATCTCTTGCGTAAGCTTCGTGGCTTGAACCAATGGAAGCGAGTGAATGTACTCGGCATTGTCTTTCACAAGTTGCCTCACTCGCCGCCCGGTCGCGCCTTGCAGTTCCTGCCGCAGCAGTTTGTAAAGCTTCGCGCTGCGCATGTGCTTCGCCGCGGCTTGGCGCCATGTCTTCATGTTGACGGCGCTTACGGCTTGTACCATTTTGCGCGCCAGCCAGTTCGACGCTTCGTGAATGTCGGCTTGCTGGCTGCGCGCCGCGATTTCGGCCAACCATTGCTCAGGCGTTTTATCGGCGAGCTTCGGCGGCAGAACGCGTTTGGTTATTTTGGCGATGCCGGCTTCATAATCGTGAATGAGGCGCTTCGGTATACCGCCGAGCGGTGGGAGTTTGGTTGACACGATGAACTACTTCGCCCTCGCGCCATCAAGCACTGCGTCGAGTGCGCGGTGCAACGCGGCGCGGTCGGTGGCGGGCTTCTTCATGCTTTCTTGCGGAGCCATGGCAATGTTTTGTGGGCCGAACTCATGTTCGGCCTTGATGGTGGCGGTGCGAACGTTGGGTGCTTCAATCTCGTGCCTATTCCCGGTTTTGGTTATGACGTAATATACAGGCATCACTTCACCCCTTTCGCAATCGCCGACACGTACTCGGCGCTTAACCAGATGTACCGCCATCCCATTTCATGCAGCAACGGGTCGGGCTTCACTTTAGCGACCGCGCCATGCGCCAAGCGCAAGAACCCAGCGTCAGAGCCTTCGACCGGCGCTCCGGCGTGTCGCAGTTTCCTGAGCAACAATTGGTTGAACTCGTGCGGCGTGCCGTGCTTGGCGACGTGCAATCCAAGTTCTTGCGCGCTGAGCCAGACGGCGATGGGCTTATCGCAACGGTCGTGTTCGATGGCGGCAAGCGATTCTGCCTGCGTCGCCTCGCGGTCTTCTTTCACACGGTCTGCGTAGCGGTCTGGAATTTTGATTTCCG